AGTTAGCATCTCCTCCATCACCTCCCGCACCACCGATTCGAGAAATCTGTAGATTAACACCATCACTAGATATCGCTGGATGATTGGCTACAGCAGATACAGCTGCATTGCCACCACCTGCAAATGTAGGAGCAGCTAAAGTTTGGCTTGATCCGTCTTTTATAAAACCCAGTTGAAGCCCGTTAGCATTAGCAGCCGAACTATCTGAACCTCCAGAAGCAGTTGGATCAGCCAAGCCCCCTTTAGCACTCATGGTCAATGTTCCTGCTATGGTACAATCACCATCAACGTATATTAACATACCTCTACAAGGCTGGTCTACGGTGTAGGTATGTCCTGCTTGAACATTCATACTGGTATAATTTCTAACCAGTATATCCCCATCATACGACCCATTTTTATTTTGGACAGTTTGGGTATCGGAACCATCGCTGGTAAAAGCGCCATCAGAACCATCGCCCCAATAATTTAAATCACCAGCACCAGCCCCGAAAAATCCAATTTTGCTTCCTCCTATAGGCATAATCTATCTCCTTAACCCATCGCCAATCCAGCAGAGAATCCATACCATATAGTCCCTGCATCCAACGTAGTGAAGACAAGAACATCTATTCCACTGGTAGTTAATGTAGGAGCAGTTGCAGCGGGCCAATCAACTGAACCGGGCCAGTTTACAGTTTGTGATCCACCATTGGTTAGAATAAGCAGAAAAGAACAACTCCTACCTGTTGCCGATGGGTTGCTAAAAGTAAATGTGGTTGTGCTTGTATCAACAGTTCCAGTAATAACATTTCCAGCAGTAAGATCAATGTCCTGAGTACCGCCTCCAATTGACCCGATAGCATTTACAGTCTCAGCAATATCTAAAAAATACGGCTTTGTTACAGCTTGGTCATTGCAAGCTATTGTTCCTGTCATAGTTCCGCCAGCAAGAGGTAGAGCGGCAATGTCTGATAAGACCTCAGATGCGCTCCTACCTTCTACGGCTGTACCATCCACCTGCAAGAAATCGTTATCAACAACACCAGAGGCAAACTGTGCCACATCATACTGTGATATTCCCTGAGCAACTGATAACTCTGTACTCTGAATCTCCAGACCACCGTTAGCCATTAAGTCAGTGCTAAAGGCGGTTCCTGTTAGATCAAGACCATCGCCTGCCGTGTAAGTTGTGCCAGAAGGAGTTTGCCATGAGCAGGTACCATCTCCATCTTCTCTGAGAAACTTTGTAGCCCCACTTTCTCCGGTAGAAAGCACAGCAGTACCTTCTGGATCCAGTGTAGTTTTTCCATCAAGCAAGTTAAGTTCTGCCGCAGTTGTAGTTACAGCCGCAGCGCCTAATGTAGTAAACTGACTCTGTAGCACAGACTTTACAAGTCTAAGATGGTCATCACCCTGAGATACAGGATCACTCGCTGTTGGATTCGTATCAACCAGTTGGCTGATATATGTTGCCGTTTCTAAGCCCATTTTTCTGCTCCCTTATTAATAATATCCGCCAGTGTTCATAACTCTCATGGCAGAACCAGAGTGGCGGTCTTTATTGTCCTGCTCTTGTAAATTAGCAACTGCTTCTTGATAAGCTGTAGCCCATAACTGAACCCTCTCATCATTCATTAAAAATGGTTCAGCTTCCATTAATGCCCCATACAGATATATATCTGGATTATCTGTGAGCATAGCTTCCGTGGTGTTTCCAGTACCTAGAGACTCAATCTTTTTATAAAACATCATTGAGTAAGTATACGCTCCAGCCGGAGATGGCCCAAGTTTAATAGTGGGGGTTGGGGTTCCCGAACTATTATCCGAATATATTGTGTAGGATACGGGAATTCCAAGCTGACTCCCGGCCCACATTCTATTCATATTTTCTGGTGTTATATAAGTCAGTGGCGTTACTGGATCAGTCGTCAAAGAAAAATCTATCATCTGAAGGTAACCAGACGGAAGAGCGTAATCCCTAGTTCCGGCGACAAGTTTGTTTGCGCCACCTAGAGTAGTAGTATCTACATTAACCATTAGCTGAAGACGTAGAACTCTATTCATCCTGGCTTCCGCTAGACCAATAAACTCTTTTATTCTTTCTGTTAAGTCTCCACGATCTAGCCAGTTAGCCACGGCAGTCTGAAGTTCTGCTTAAGTTCCAATAGCCATTATCTAGTCATCTCCGTAACGTATACTGTTCCAGCGGCAGATACTTGCATAGCGGATACCTTTTGTCCCGGCACTATTTTCCAGTAGATGGGCCAATCCTTTTCTACATATCCTTCGCCCACTGGTTGAAACTGCTTCCAAGTATTTGTTTGGGCAGACCACGCTGTAGTGACCTCACTCCACTCTACTAATTCAACCTCTCCACCGAAAGCTATGTACGCATCTTCCGTTGCGGTTATCATAACAGCGTCTATCCCAGAGCCTACCCCTTCCGCCATTTCGGATGAAACAGCAGATGTGGTTATAGCTTGCGTCTTATTCGCAAGCCTATAAAGATCAGGGTCTTGAATTCTGGTTAGCACTATCTTGTAAGTTCGGTTATATAAACCACAGAATCGCTGCTACCAGCCCTCAACCCTGAAATGCGATCACCGGGGCTAACACGAATGTAATGAGGCCAATCTTTTATAAAATAACCACATGAACCAGCGGTAGCCGCACTTCCGTGCTGATCAATTTTAATAAATACAGGCTCACTGGCATTGATTATAATAGCATAGCATTGGGCGGAGACAGCATCACCCAGAGTTACTGAGGTTGAGAGTGCTGTAAACGTATAGTTAAAATTATTTAGTCTGTATAAATCTCCCATCTTAAGTTCCTCTATAGTTTTGTCGGGGATGTTTTAAAGTATTTGTTGTCTGGATCATTGAGATATTTAGCCAACAATTTAGAATCTTTATCTATTGCCCCATTAGTTTCTTTCTTCCATTGCTCGTACACGGTTAAAGGTATGGAAGCAACCTTATGCCATTCACCTCTTTTACCAAGAGATAACTTATCACCATATCCGTTATACTCAATCTTGTTCTGGTTCAGGATTGGTTCTGCATCTTGATGCGTAGTAATGGATACGGTATTATCTGGTTCATCAATCCATTCTGTGTGCCTAAACGGGGCAACATCGAATAATTTTCTATCAGCCAACTAAAAACCCCTTCCCACCTATTTTCTTTAGTGGGTTATCTGCAAAGTCAGAAAGATGTTCTTTCGTAGTTTTGCGATTAACAGTATTCTGCTTAACGGGCTTTTCCTTCTTCCCCTCAAACTGATTCGCTATATCTCTAAGTTCTTTTCTCTGAACCATAATGTAAATACCCACTTTTCTCCTTCGTGTGGTGGCATCCCTTGATGCAGGGATAGATCATGCGGTTGCATATTCTTGTCCACGTTTTCAAACAGAAGCAGTCTTCCGCCAACTGAACCAAATATCATATTCAGTTTAGGAAAGGCTGTTCCTCCGCCTACAGCATTGTTTAAGTAAACTAATCCGGTTAATATTCTTTGTCCACCATCCTTAGTGTAGTCTTCCCCTAGAGTATCATAATGCGGTTTGTACTCTTGATCGCTTGTATACCTAAGAACATTCATAGGCTCCGCTCTATCTAGCGGAATCCCAGCTATATCAGACACTCTTGAGCATATTTCCGGGAAATCATGGTGCGGGAAAAATCCACCAGTAGATGTCCTAGCTAAATCTTCTTCGTGTCCACCTTTAGATGCAACAGTGCTTCTTCCCAGTTTATCTTTGGTATGGTCTATAATCGCCTTACATTCTTCTGGTGAGGCAACCCCATCCACAACCACGATGGTGGGGGTCTGAGCATATGCAAACATATCTTATTTACGCATTACCTCTTCGACCGGAAAGTTCTTTCCACTCTTTAGGCATTGGAGCATTTGCCGGAGGAATTACACTGTTACCGGGATCATGTATAGGAGAAGACTTAGCACTCATTAAACGATCTATTTCCTTATCAAGATCAGCACTACCGCCCCTATGCAAAGGCTCCCTTAGATTTTGATTACTTACTTGACTTTTTCTGCTCATTAGCCTTTCTCTTTTTGATTATCCAGACCTTTAACATTACCAGTTCCATTACCCATCTTACTGATAACACCCTCAATACTAGCAGCGGCATTACCGCCCTTTCTGTCTAACCCTGAGAAAGAAGCCCTGCGAACATCCTTAGTTTCTATCTTATCCCAAGGCATACTTTTTGCAATACCTTTAGCCATTTTGCGGCCTCCTTACATAGTGTAAAAATACTTGAGCCAATCGCTCACCTTCAAATTTATCCCTCCAATGGGGACTCTCTATTCCCTTGTAAACAAGGCCATCACCAGCTTCCAACTCAACCTTATATTGCTTATCCGTTTCTAAATATATAGGCCATATATCATCATTAGGATCACGCATTAAAGTCAACGTAACACTATACTCGCAACTGTGTCTGTCTATATGCCTTTTTAACTCATCTCCCTTCTTGTAAACTCTGAGATAAGAATAAGTAGGGATAAGAATTTCCCCAGTATACTCTTCAATATCTGGAGATAGATAACACAATAGATTTTTCATAGCCAGATCATCATGCCAAGATGGAGTATCTGGAATCTGATCGTCTACAAATCCGTGTGTCTTCTTTGTGGGGATAGCGTCTGGAAGAGTAGCTTTATTAAAAGCATATACTCCTAGAAAATCTAACAGTTCCCCACCCAGCAAACCTTTGGCTATCTTAAAATTAGTAGGCCCAAGAGACATAACTATATCTAGCGCCATTACTAACAGGATTAACCCTATGGGGATACATAAAGTTAGAGGGGAATATAATCAAATCTCCAGCCTCAAA